CTGCAAGCAATGATTCACTCATCGCTCGCATCGAGCAGTACGAACAACTCAGCCAGTCCTATGACTTGCAAATTCATTCACTGCGTGACTCATTGGAGTTTCTATACAAAGAGATTGACCTGAGTCGCAACCGTATCAAAACTCTAAAACGAATCAATCATGAAAAAACTGCTGCTATCAGTAAGTATAGTTCTGACGAGCTTATCAAGTTACTCACAGAACGCTACAAATAAGGACTCACTTGTCTACCTGCCCAAGCGACTTGTCACACTTCTCGTACAAGACCTGATCACTGCCGACTCAGATCGGGAGCAACTGCAACTATGCGAGGACCTCAACGACCAGCAGGCTGCTGCGCTGGAGGTGTCTGAGTCACTGCGTGGCAGACTTGACGCCAAGATCAAAGCAAAGGATGAACACATCACTGCACTGGAGCAACTCAGCGATGAGCAGGAGCAGTCAATCATCAAACTAACTAAGCAACTGAACAAGAAAACAAAAGCCAAAAGACTATGGACCACAGTCGCAATCACGGCAGTATTGGGAGGAATCTTCAATCACCTGAGCTGGAAATATCTGTAAGCCACTACAAGCAAGGCAAGATTGAAGCTATCGAATACATACAAGCCAACTCACTGGATTTCTGCGAGGGCAACATCATCAAGTATGTCACTCGCTACAAACATAAAGGAAGACCGAAAGAAGACTTGGAGAAGGCACGCTACTACCTGAACAGACTCCTTGAGCGATACTGACAATTCCCGATTGATGTAACTGGTAACATCCCCACTGTGGGGTATGAGGGTTCGAATCCCCCATCGGGTTCACAAAAATTTAATTAATGAAGACAGTCAATAGCATATCAGGTGGAAAAACAAGTGCTTATATTGCTAAGCATTATCCAGCAAATTATGAAGTTTTTAGTTTGGTATGTATTGACGATAAAGAATGCTCACCAAATGATAAATCAATAGTTAATTATGCAAATAGAAAACTTGAAAAGTTTATTCCTACATATGGTGAATTTATTGCGACTGCCGAAGATGATGCAACATTAAAAGCATTGATGGATTTAGAGCAGTTTTTAGGACGAGAGATAATTTGGGTAAGAGGTAAATCTTTTGATGATGTAATTGATAAAGGAACTAAAACACGATTGCCAAGTTGGGCAAGAAGATATTGCACTACAGAAATGAAACTTCAACCAATATTTGACTGGTGGTTTCATGAGATTGGAGAAATATGCGATATGCGTATAGGATTTCGATTTGATGAATTTGAAAGAATGCAACGATTCTTTAATAATAGTGACCCGACAAATTTTAGAATACCTATCAGTTGCTCAACTATAGGACAAAGGCAACAAAAGCACCAAACTTTCAATTGGCGTTTTTGCTCATTTCCATTAGTTAAAAATGCAGTAACAAAACAAATGGTTCAAAATTACTGGAGGCAAAACGGATATTTAGGAGGAACGCTATTTGAGGAACGCAGACAAATTGAATTTCCTATTATATCTAATTGTGTTGGGTGCTTTCATAAAAAACCTGATACGCTTTGCATAATGGCAGCATTGCACCCCAACAAAATGAATTGGTTTGCAATGCAAGAAGCTAAAGGGATGGGAACATGGTTAGATAGTAGAATTAAATATGAAACACTTATTGCTCATTCTCAAAATAATTGGATACCTGAAATGTTAAAAGAAAGTGGAGCAGTATGTGATTCGGGAGGTTGTCACGATTAATCTAAATAATAAACCACTATGATCAACATCAACTATGACCTGCTAAACTGCTTCCTGCGCTGCCGTCAAGTCAACGGCATTCCCACCGCAGTCGACATTCTCACACGAATCGCTAAGACCAAGACCACTACCTTCGTGCCACCCGGATGGAGATGGCGATGATTGTTATATCTTAGCATTAGTAAGTAATAGCCGGTACTTACACAAGACATTCATTATCATCATTACCCAAGTGGGGGAGGAGCGGCTACTCTGAACCTGCTTGGGTTCTTTATTCTATGACCAAACTATCCATATTCGCCACAGTAACGCAAACCAATGTAGGCAAGGAAATATCAATGCTCGATGCATTTGAACGCATACGCACCAATCCAAAGCAACGTGAACTCATACAAGAGATTCGGGGCATAAAAGACAAGAAGCAACAAGACCTACTCAAGAAACGCCTACCAGTCTATACATGGTCAGGAATATTCTCCCAACGCAACGCAGCATCTATCCAAGAGCATTCAGGACTTATCTGCCTTGATTTCGATGAGGAGAAGCTTGAGAACATCATGCGAAAGCCTGAGTTCATACTATGTTGCTTCCTATCACCACGTGGAACTGGATACAAGGTGATAATACGCATACCTCCAAGCATTGAAGAACATGGTGAATACTTTGATTCTCTCAAGGACTACTTCGACCTTCCTACACTCGATATCAAAGCTAAGGACATCAGCCGTGCTTGCTTCGATTCCTATGATCCCAATATCTATATTAATCTCAATACTCCGGTATTTCTTAGCAAGTCAGTAATAACACACATCGTTGACAAGAAACAAGAAACCACATCACTGGCATTCACCTGCGAGGACCCCGATAGGATTATGCGGTATGTCCTCAAAGGCATCGAGAAGTCAGCAAGCTTCCGTGATGGGCGCAATAACTTCATTCATCTGTTAGCATCGGACCTCAATCGCTTCGGCATACCTGAGTCGCAAGCATATCAGTTTTGCTGCCAGTACCAAGAAAAGGACTTCAACACAAACGAGATAGAGACAACAGTCAGGAGCGCATACAAACGCACAAACGAGTTCGACACCAAGCGCATGATTGATAAAGAGCCTATCCACTACGCTCGAACACAACTACACCAAAGCAAACCATCATACGAGATTCAAAAAGACCTTGAAACTAAGTACGGCATCAATCCAGCCAAAGCTAATCACATAATAGACGAGGCTTCAAAGAACGCAGATGACATCTTCTGGACCGAATACAAGCGTGACGGTAAACCATATTTTAAGATTGACAAGCAGCTCCTGAGAGACTTCTATGTCAAGAACGGTATACACCGATACAAACTAAACAACCAATCGTGGATGATTGTGCAGGTCCTCAACGGTATTGTCAAAGAGATAACTATCGACAACATTCGAGACATAATCCGTGAGCATTTTGAGAAACTCCCAAAGGAAATCGATGGTACTCGCAAATCAATAATCCAGCAAGCCATCGAAGACCAACTCGATGCCAACTATCTGAAACCTGAGAAGATTGCGTGGCTGCCATACCTCGACATAAACTGGCAGAAAGATGACCGCAGAACTGCGTACTTCTATTTCCAAAACAAAGCACTTGAAATCACTGGGCAATCCCTCAAGGAAATCGAATACATCAACCTGCCCAACTGTATATGGCAGGATCAAATAATTCCAAGAGACTTTCATACCGTCACCGACTTAGATTTCAATCATAACGAGTTCCTGCAATTCATAGACCTTATAGGGTGCGCTGGGCAGGATTGCGACAATTTTCAAATGCTCTGCAATACCATAGGCTATATTCTACATTCTTACAAGGACCCTTCCAATCCTAAAGCAATCATTCTTACCGATGAAGTCATCAGTGACAATCCAGAAGGAGGAATTGGCAAAGGAGTATTCATCAAAGGCATAGCACACATCAAGAACCTCATCACATTTGACGGCAAGAACTGGTCATGGAATAAGTCATTCCTATTCCAACGCATACAACTATCAACGCAAGTCATGGTATGGGAGGACGTAAGTAAGTCATTCAATTTTGAGAAGTTATTCTCAATCATCACCGAAGGAGTCGAGGTCGAAAAGAAAAACAAAGACACCTTCAAAATCGAATATCCCGACTCGCCAAAGGTCATGCTCACCAGCAACTATGTGGTCAATGGGCAAGGAGCAAGCCACGATAGACGCAGACATGAGATAGAACTCAAGCAGTTCTTCTCACCGAAGTACACACCAAGAGACCACTTCGGTCATAATCTGTACGATGATTGGGATCAGTACCAGTGGCAACTGTTCGATAATTTCATGATGTCCTGCGTACATGACTATCTGCGTGACGGATTGGTACGCACCAAACCAAACAATCTAAACTTTAAAAAGCTATTGAATACCGTGCCTGAAGAGTTCATCAACTGGTACAATGACTTCATCCCGGTGCATGAATTGTTCAAATGCAGCGAAAAAACTGACGAATTCAAGGCAGCGTTCCCCGATCATTCCAAGATTTCGGTCAAGCAGTTCACCAAGTGGTTGAGCGAGGTTTCCAAATACAATGGTCAGGAATTAGAAAAAAAGCACCTCAGTTCGGGTACTTGGGTCAGAATTACGGTAAAAAGTGAAGGAAACTGACACGAAATGAACGAAGTTTTTTTTTTGCTTCACTATTCAACGCAATGATTCTCAGTATAGTTACAATACTTAGTGAAGGAGTGAAGGAAGGGTTTTATATTTTTCTTTTATTTTTATTATGTTTTTACGAAACCCTTTTTTCCGTGAAGTTGGAAAAGTTTCCTTCACTCCTTCATACTTATTATTTATCAATCACTTATGTGATTGTGTTCCTTCATTTTATTTCATTCTTCTTCACCGATGAATTTCAGATGAAGATTCTACTAAGTGCTTGGACGAATCGAATCGTTTCCGATATTTAACGGCTTAACTAATTTCAAACATGGATCAGAAGGATAACTCAGGCGCTTTGTTCGCCAACAAGAAGAAACAACAAGAAACACATCCTGACTATACTGGCAAGTGCGTGGTCAACGGTGAAGCGATGGAACTCAGTGCTTGGGTGAAAACATCGAAGGCTGGCGAGAAATACTTGTCAGTCGCTTTTAAAAAGCCGTACAACGCCAATACAAGCCCTCAGGCGAACGTTATCCACTTTGGTGGGGGTGACCTACCATTCTAAGACGAAAGTGTCTTAAAACGCTCCGTAAAGCGAAATTCGTTCATAGTTAGTTTGTTGTCTGAAGGGGAGGAGTTGTTGCCTCCCCTTATTTATCTAAAACACAATGAAATACGAAATTTACAAGGATAAACAAGGACTCTGGCGGTGGCGTGTCATCGCTCGCAATGGTCGAATCATAGCCGAATCAGGCGAAGGCTATACACGCAAAACCAGATGCTTGGATGGATTGCACTGCCTAATCGAAGGGATATGGACCGGAGAATTAGCGTAATCCACCCCAGCTTCGGAAGGTCCGAGCAGGCACTATTCTGCCATAATGCTTGGGTCATGGCTGAGACCAACTACGATGAGATCGAGTGGATCATCAGCCTATCCAGTAACGACCCTGATGTCGATGACTACTACCGGGTCTTCGATAACGAACCAGTGACTATCATCGTGGGCGATTCAACCAATATGGTGCAGGCAAGCAACGCTGCTGCTGAGCGCAGTCAGGGCGATATCTTGGTGCTGGTCTCCGATGATATGTTTCCAACGCTTGGATGGGATACCAAACTCATTGAACGCTTCGATGACTATGGCGATGAGCCAGTAGTATTGCAGGTCTTCGATGGTATCCGCAGTGACATCGTGACACTACCCATCATGAACCGACTGGCGTATGAGAAGCTTGGGTACTTGTATCATCCTGCCTACATCTCGATGTTCGCAGACAATGACCTCGCCGAAACAGCGATGAAACACGGATTCTACCGGGTGGATAAGAACTTAGAGTTTGATCATCGCCACTACACGGTAGGCAAGAGCAAGCTTGATAGGACGTACCAGAAGGAGAACTCTAAGATTGCGTGGGATCATGGGCAACGAGTGTTTGAACACCGCAAGCGCAATGGCTTCCCCATCTAAGGCACTTTGGACAATCTTCATCCTGACCATCAATGGCAGGGAGAAGTTCCTGCAACGGCTAAGAGGACTGCTTGACCCACAACTTACGCATCTCGTTGATGTTGTGGTGTTGAAGGATAATCGTGAGTTCTCGATTGGCGAGAAGCGTCAGTATGCAGTTGACAACTGTACCAGCAAATACATTGCGTTCATCGATGATGATGATATCATTGCAGGTAGTTACGTTGACAAGATTCTATACTGGTTGAAGCGTGATGCTTACGGTGTTGGCTTCAGAGGAATCATCACCACGAATGGAATGATACCATACGAGTTCATCCATAAGGCAGGACTGAGTTATTCAGAGAAGCCAGTAAGGTATGATGGTGCGATGAGGTACACAAGACCACTGAATCATCTCAACCCGGTGATGACGAGCATCGCAAAGGAGATTGGCTACAAGCCTATCAGCATGGGCGAGGACCGAGACTATTCAATGCGATTGGCTGAGTCAGGACTCGTCAAGGACGATTGCCTTGTCAATGACTATCTTTACTTCTACCAATACATAAGCAATAAGTAATGGCAACATACGATGACTACCCTCAAGCTATAAGCGATGAGGCTGAACGAGGAATCCGATTGAACGCTGAGATCAACAACCGATGCGCTACGCAGGTCGGCAAGATACGAGCGCAGCAACTGGCGAACCGGGAGACTATCACAACGGAGACGGTGAAGCGTATGTACTCATACTTGAGCAGAGCAGCCGAATACTATGAGCCGGGCGATACTACTGCGTGCGGAACGATATCATACTTGCTTTGGGGCGGTGAGCCTGCGCTAAGATGGGCAGAGAGGGTGCTGAGAGAAGAAGGGGAGATTGATTAGTATATTTGTACTATGCCATTCAAATCAAAAGCACAGAGAGCGTTTCTATACGCAAGTAATCCGAAGGTCGCAAAGGAGTTTGCCAAGAAGACATCGCCAAAGCAGATGAAGTCTCTGCCTGCTAAAGTCAAGAAGAAGAAATGAAGCTCAAGGAAAAGATAGAACGAGTGCTGAACGAGTACGATGAGTATCAGATGAGGCGTGACTTGGCTGAACTCAGTCCGGGTGAGCGACTCAAGATGCTGGCTACACTTGCTGAGTACATTACTCCCAAGATGAATCGTCAGGAGATCAAGCCGGATGACGGAACTATTAATATCAGGATTGTCCGTGACTGACATCGAGGTCAAGCTCAAGCGACTGCACTCAGGTCAGGAGAAGGTGCTTGGAGATGCGAGTCGCTACAACGTGCTGAAGATTGGCAGGCGATGGGGCAAGACCACACTTGCCGTGAATGAGTTGCTGCCACAGGTTGCGCTTGATGGCAAGCCGTGTGCGTACTATGCGCCCACCTACAAGGACCTGCATGATGTATGGCTTGAACTCAAGTACACGCTCAAGCCAATCATCGAGACGAAGAACGAACAGACCAAGCAGATGCGGCTGATCACTGGTGGTATCATTGACTTCTGGAGTATGGACGAGCCGGACTCAGGGCGAGGTCGCAAGTATGCGAGGGTGGTGATTGACGAGGCTGAGAAGGCGAAGAAGTTCAGGGAGGCGTGGACGCAGACCATCATGGCTACACTGCTGGACTTCAAAGGCGATGCTTGGATTCTCAGCACACCGAAGTTTGGCAGGACATTCTTCAAGGAACTGTTCGCAAAGGATGATACGAGTTGGTCATCGTTCAACTTATCAACTTACGATAATCCGCATATCAGTCATGAAGAGGTCGACCATCTGCGTGAGCAGTTGGATGAGCTTACATTCAGATGTGAGATACTTGCGGAAGATGTTGACCTTGCCAACAATCCATTCGCTTATGCTTTCGATGAAGCCAAGCACGTGACATCGGTCAAGTTCGACCAGCTCCATCATCTGTATCTGAGCTTCGACTTCAACGTGGACCCCATCACCTGCATTGCAGTTCAACACATCAATGGTTGCATCAACGTGGTGCAGGAGTTCGCATTACGGAATTCTGATATCTATCAGCTCTGTGACAGTATCATCGCAGCGTTCCCTAAGGCGAGCTTCATCGTCACTGGCGATGCGACTGGGGCGAATCGGTCAGCGTTGACAAGTGGCAACACCGGGTACTATGATGTGGTATCTACTCGCTTGCATCTTGGTAGGGCGCAGATGCGTCAGCCATCGGTGAATCCGAGTATCAGGGATACGAGAGTGCTTGTCAACTCGCTACTTCAGAACTATGCCGTGCGGATTGATTCGTCCTGCAAGGGTCTCATCACTGACCTGAAATATGTGGAGGTGGACGAGGACGGTGATATCATCAAGGACCGAAGCACAGACATCCGCAAGGCTGACTTGCTGGACTGTTGGCGGTATTATTGTCATAGTTTTCATCGTGATTGGATTCGCTTTTTGTGATGTATATTTGTAATCATGGCAACGAGCTACAACTGCACAATCAAGATTCCAATCATTAGCACTTGGACTAACTCAGGATACTACTTGTTGAAGCAAATCACCTCAGGTTCTGGCATTGGTTATAGTAGTCTGACTGCACTGCTCGATGACATAGTAGTCACGCTTGACACTACCTACTCATCGACTACTACATACACGCAACAGTTGATAGGCACATACATATACATCACCCTGAGGATTCGTGATATGGGCATCGACCCTGCGGTGAGTGCTGATGACTTGGTTGCGTTGAGTCTGCTGGATGATGACGGTGGAATCTTCACTGGTGCATTCGAAGCCGTTGAAGTATGCAATGATTGCAGGGATGTCAACATAGCCAACTGCGATGAATTATTTGACTTGAGTGGTCTCAACGCAGAGACTGGCTACAAGCTTGTCTTCACAGACAATCAAAGCAACGTGCAGTATACATACTTCGATTCGACAAACGAAGAGGGAATCATCACGATTGACACTACATATTTTCCCGATGGCGTATTCAATCCGTACTCAACATATACAGTGAGCATCTATGATAATGCAGGCAATCCAATGGTCTTGTCAATGGATGCGGTAGAGTATGATTGCTACCGTCTCACGTTCACGCCTAACACAGTAGTATTCGACTAATGATGGACACACTCATATTCTTAATCATCAATTCGCTATTCATCAACGGACTCAAGATTGCGATGGAGGAAGGGATGATACTTGAATGGCTTGGTAAGTGGGGAGAGAAGTGGCTTGGCTACTTGTGGATGCCGTTAGGCGGATGTGTGACTTGTATGGCTTCGGTGTACTCGATACCATACTGGATTACGTTTGACTGGAACATAGCGATGCTCATCATGTATATCCCGGCACTGGCTGCGGTGAATACAATCATATACAACAAGTTCTTCAGTGAGTGAACTAAACGCATATCTCGTAGGCATCGGGTACTATCCGCTGGGGCGTTGTGCCTGCAAAGGCAAGCCGTTCAGATGGAAGAATCGTGAGGGTCATGAGGTGAAGCACTATAAGGATAACAACTGGCAGCTCATTGTCGGTGGAATAGTAAGATATGGAAAAATTGAAACTGCGATTGACGAGATTAAAGAATACTATCAGCAACTGGTGGGCGAAGCTCATCACGAAGCTGGGGCATAAGCCTATATGGCAACTGGAGGAGGGTCATGTCATTGAGCCAGCGTTCATCAGTGGTGGAGTGCAATACTATCGGCTGAAGGATTACTTCAACACCTTCTCGATGCGTGGACTGATGGCGTTACAAGTGTACGAGGAGTGGAACATGAGATTCCAGCGTGAGCATCTGGTAGCTTTCATCGAATCTATGGAGAAGGTCACCAATGACCCGAAGAGTATCAAGATTGGCGAGATCATCAAGTTGGTTGCGATGATGAAAGAAAGGATGGAGTGGATAGTACCAACGAGTGAAATCATATATAAATTTGCATCAGTAGCGTTCTTCGACAAGAATGAATCACCATATAGCTATGATCCTGAATATTGCAAGGAGAAGATAGCTCGCTGGAAGGAGGCAGCAGACATTAGCGATTTTTTTATCGTGATGCAGCTCAAGGATATGCTGCCCTTGCCAACGCTATCAGAGCAAGATTTGCGGATCT